TGATAAAATATTATGCGATACTTCAGGTGGTGCATTTACAATTACACTTCCTGCCAGTCCAAGTGCTGGTGATGAAGTTCATGTACTTGACGCAACCGCATCTTTTGATTCCAACAACTTGACAGTAGGTCGTAACTCAAAGAAAATACAAGGAGCTACTGCTGACTTAACCATAACAACTCAAAATACTGGTATTGGTTTAGTATTCTACAATGATACTTATGGTTGGAGAGTCTTAGTTGATGCTTATGATGTTGATGTAACGGAACTATAGTATGAACGAAGTTTATAATTCACAAAACAAAGAGTTATATGTTGATAAAGCTACTCGTAAATTAGTAGTAAAAAAAACACAAGATACAACAAATATACTTAACGATAATAAAATAGCTCGTAATCATAGAGCTGATGAACAACGTGGAGACTTTCAACGTATTGCACAAATACCATTGATTGCTTTACAAATTAAAACAAAAGAATTGTTTGGTCACTCTAATTGGCACAAGTTACATAAAGACGATCAACGGTCTTTAATAAAAAGAATGATTAACAGTAATGAGTTTCAAAACTTTAGAGTGGGAGATAAGAGGTTATAATGGCGTTAAACAGTTATACAAATTTAAAAACAGCAATAGCTAATTTCCTAGCTAGAGATGATTTAACATCTGAGATAGATGATTTTATTGACTTAACAGAAGCTGACTTTAATCGTAGATTAAGAGTTAGAAATATGGAAACAGTAGATGCTGCGTTTACTGTAGACTCAGAAACGGAGGCTTTACCTACTGGTTTTTTACAAGTTCGTAGTTTTTTTATAAGCACTGGTGGTGGTAAAAAGCCATTAGATTTTTTAACTCCACATCATCAATACGATACCGCTGGTGGTTCACGATCTGGAACACCAAGAGCTTATTCTATTGAGGGAACAAATTTTAGATTTAGTCCTGCTCCTGATACATCATACACTGCAAACCTTGTATTTTACAAAGCATTTGATAGTATTGATGGCACAACCACAACTAATCACATATTAACAAATCATCCTGATGTTTATTTATACGGTGCATTGTATTTTGCATCTACGTTTATTCGTGGAATGGATCCTACAACAATTCAACAATTTAAAGCACAATATGAAACTGCCTTACAACAAGTTGAAATGGCTGATGATAAAGACAAATATAATGGAACTCCATTAGTTCAACGATCAGGAATTAATATTAACAATTTAGATAACGTAAGATAATGCAAGTACCTTTTGGAGAATGGCTTCCTGATTTACCAGATCACGTAAATCCTGGTGCAACACAAGCCTTAAATGTATACCCTGCTGTAAACAGTTACAGACCTTGGAAAGCTATTGCTACTACTAGTGGTAACGCTTTAACAGCTAGATCACAAGGAGCTGCATCGTTTAAATCAGATAGTGGTGTTGTTTCTATATTTGCTGGTGATGCTACCAAACTATATAAACTGACATCTAACTCTTTTGTTGATGAAAGTGGTGGTACTACATTTGCTACACCAACTGATGGTCATTGGGATTTTATTAAGTTTGGTGAAGTTGTTATAGCTTTTAATGGTGCTGATGCACCTCAAGCATGGACATTAGATGGATCATCTGATTTTGGTGCTTTGGCAGGATCACCTCCTACATTTAAACATGCAGCTGTTGTAGGTAACTTTGTTGTTACAGGTTTTCAACCAACTGCACAAACAACTGTAGCTTGGTCTAGCTTTAACAGTCCGACATCTTGGACAGCTGGAACAAATCAATCTGATACAGAAGTTTTACCTGAAGGTGGAGTTATCACTGGTGTTACTGGTGGACAGTATGGATTAATATTTCAAGAATCTCGTATTACTAGAATGGATTATAGAGGTGGTAATGTTATCTTTTCATTTAGACGTATTGAAGATAACAGAGGTGCTGTTCAAGGTAAAAACGTAATTAAAGTTGGAAACTTAGTATATTTTTTATCTGAAGATGGATTTTATGTTACAGATGGTAATACATCCAGACCAATAGGAAACGGAAAAGTAGATCGTTTCTTTTTTGATGATTTAAAATTTGATAAAAGAGAAAGAGTTAAAGCAACTGCTGACAGAGAAAACAAATTAATATGTTGGTCTTATCCATCTAAAACAGGAACAAACTCTAGTACTCAAAATGATAAAATACTTGTATATCATTATGAATCCCAAAGATGGTCATTAATAGTTATAGACCATGAATACATGATAGATTATCAAACTCCTGGATTTACATTAGAAGAATTAGATGATTATCCAACATCAGGTGCAAATGATTTAGATGCAATTACAATTTCATTAGATAGTGCATTTTTTTCAGGTGGACTAAGATCATTTGGCGTATTTGGAACAGATCATAAATTAGGAGTGTTTCAAGGCGATTCATTGAAAGCTGAAATAGGCACAGGTGAAACAGAAGTATTTCCAAACAATCGTTCACTTATTACTCATGTAAGACCAATAATAGATACTGATGACGCTACAGGATCATTAAGTTTTAAGAATAAAGTTGCTGACACTGCATCAACAACTACAGAAAACGCTATGCACTCTACAGGAACAATACCTTTTCATAAGTCTGCACGATATTTTAAATTTAACATACAAGTTCCAGCAAACAAAGATTGGAATGATGCTCAAGGACTTGATGTAGAAGCAATTAAAGAAGGATATAGATAATGTCATTTTTAGATCAATTACAACAATCTACTGGTTTACTTACGGAACAAGTAAAAAATACGCAACCATTTGGAAGTTACACTCCTACTGCATCTGATTATGTTACGGGTGTTCCACAAAATAGATTTGTTGGTAATCAATTTCAAATGCCAACTTTAGGTTTACAACCTGGACAGAATATTCCTGTATTTGGTGGAACATATTCTTCAAGTCCTTATACCCCTGCTCCATTTGGAGGAGCTTTTGGTAGCTCTGAAATGACTCAACCTACAATAAATCCATTAGTAGCAGCAGATCCAGTTGCTGCACTTAGAGGTGGTGAAGGCGGAGAAAGAACTCCAGGCAGTGCTAATTATAAACCTGGAGTTTCAACTGAAGTTATAGGTGGTAGAGTTTTTAGATTTAATGCAGATGGAACAGTTACACAGATAGATCCAAATTCTTTAGATGCTAAATTAGCAACTACTGTAAATAGTTTGCTTGGTTACACACCTATGAATATGGCAAAAGGTTTACTAGGTTTAAAAGATAATCCCAACGATATTTACAAAAGAATCGAAAATATCTATGGTACACAAACAGCATTAGATTTTTCTAAATTGAACGCTGAAGCTATTAATAAAGCACTAACTTCTAATGCAGAAGAAAGAAGAGCTGCTGTTGAAAAAGGATTTTTAAGCACAGCTACGCAAGAACAAAAAGATAGATTGTCTATGACTGATGAACAACGTGGTATTTTTACTGCTAGAACTGATCCATCAAAAGTTAATGGAAGAGGATCTAAATCCAATGCTGATAGACAACAAGATAGAGCTGATAGAGGTCAACGTGGAGAAAAAGCTGGATCAAGAGGTAGAGGTCAATATGGTGGTAGATAATGACAAGTATTAGAAACTTAGAATATATCTATCAATATGTAGATAGTCCACAAGACTTTCAAAGAATAGTAGAAGATATTACTAATCAACTTATTCGTTATCATAATGATGAAAACCAAGAGGTGGTGTCATGGTTTCTTGCATAACTTGTAATCATCTTTGCCATTGTCAAAAAGTATGTCAATTGTGTGAATGTAAAACGTGTGAACATCCAAACGCATTAGATGAATTTTGGAAACGCCTAGAAGAAAATGCAGGTATTATTATGAATTTAACAAAGCATAAAGATTAATGGCACATACTTATAAAAATAGTAAAGTTGATTTAACAACTACTGATAACACAGTTTTATATACTGTGCCTGCTGCAACAACTACAATTGTAAAAAGTATTTTGGTTTCAAATGATGATGCTAGTAATGCTTGTGAAATAACTGTTACTTTATTGAATACAGGTAATGATGTATTTAGTTTATTTAAACAAAAAGATATTGCTGCTAAAACAACTACAGAATTATTAACAAGTTCACTTGTAATGAATACAGATGAAGAATTAAAAGTACAAGCAGAAAATGCAAATGATCTTCATGTAGTTTGTAGTTATCTTGAGGTTACATGATTGGTGTAGTCCAAATACCAAAAGATAATATAGATCAAATATGGTCATTAGTAGATGATGCAATTACAAAAGCTTTAAAATATTCTGGCAATCATTTTAATTCATCTGATGTGCAAAAAGATTGCATATCTGGTGATAATCAGTTGTGGTTAGTGTGGGATGAAGAAGCAAAAGATAAATTAAAAGGTGTTATGGTTAGTCGGATCATTATAAGACCTAATACAAAAGTAGCCAATATATTCATTTGTACTGGCAAACAAAGAAAACTTTGGCAAGACCGATTGCACGAAGTAGAAAAATGGGCTAAAAGTAATAAGTGTACGCACTTTGAAACTTATGCCAGACCAGGTTGGTCTAAATTATTAAAACAAAAAGGGTATAAAATTACCCATTACTTACTAGAAAAGAAATTGGAGGAATAAGTATGTCAAGTGGCGGTGGAAGTCAAACAACTACACAAAGAACAGAGCCATATTCACCTGCGGAACCGTTTTTAAAGGACATCCTAGGAGAAGCTCAACAACTTTACAGAAGTGGTGCAGGTAGACAGTTTTTTCCTGGTAGCACAGTAGTACCGTTTGCTCAACAAACTGAAGAAGCTCTTAAATTACAACAAGCTCAGGCTTTAGAACAAGCTCAACCATCTGCATTGATGGGTCAAGCTGCTGGTACAATTGGACAGTTTGCTGCACAACCTGTATCTGCCTACACAGGTAGAATGGGTCAAGGACTGGGTTCATCTTATGGTCAATTAACACCACAAGCTGATTATTTATCTGATGTTCGTTCTGGTATTACCTCAGATGTCCTAGGAAGTATTCAATCACAATTCGGTGGTATGGGAAGAACAGGCACAAGCCCTGCGGCTCAACAAGCAGCGGCAAGAGGAGTGGCTCAAGCATACGCACCTATAGCTAGTCAAATGGCTCAAACTGAACGTGGAAGAGAACAACAAGCCTTAGAAAGTCAATTTGGTAGACAATATGGTGCATCTCAAGCTGACATAGCTCGTCAACAACAAGGTATGGAATCTGCATTTGGGAGATCGTTAGCTGCCGCAGGACAATTACCTGGATTGCAACAACAAATGGATATGCGTAGACAACAAGCTATTGGTCAATTGGGTGGAGTTGGGTCTGCTCGTGAAAACTTAGCACAAAGACAATTACAAGATCAAATAGCAAGATTTCAATTTGGTCAACAAGCACCGATGAATTTATTACAACAATACGCTGGATTAATTAGTCCTATAGCTGCTGGTTATCCAACAGCTGTATCTACTGGACCTGGTACACAATCTGGTGGACTTGGTGGTGCCTTTGGTGGTGCTGTAGCTGGTTCTGCATTAGGTGGTCCTGGTGCTATCGGTGGTGCTTTATTAGGCGGATTAGGATTTCTATAGGAGTTAATTATGGCAATAGATTTTAAAGGATTTTTATCAAGTCCATTACAAACAAGCACAGATATGTTTAACAAAGCAAGACAACCAGGTGGTTTTCTTTCTCCTGTTACAGGTTTTGATGAATTTTTATCAGATCCTAGAGTAAGTATTGGTTTAAAAATTGCACAAGGCGAACCTTTAGGTAAAGCTGTGTTTGAAGGTGCAGTGCAAGCAGAGGGAATATCTGAAATGCAAAGCAAAGCTGCTGAAAGAAAAGCTATCAAAGATTTTAGAGAACAATTACAAGATCCTAATTTTGATCCACAATCAATAGAATTTGCTGATTTGGCTAAAATAGACATTGGCTCTGTAATATCAGGTCTTACGGATGAAGCATTTGGTGA